ACAAAATGGATGTGGGCACATTTTGCCCTGTCTTGGCTGTGGCAATGATAATTACAGCCGACAATATGCACTTTAAACGGAAGAACCGGAATTGTGCCACAATATTGTCCTTGATGGCAATTTTGTTTCACCTACAGGCCTTGCGTTCAAACTCTCGCGTTTTATACGGAAGTACCGGAATTACAATTCCAATGCAATATGTATACATGGATTTGGCCTTTATGGCTATCTTAGTACGGCGAAACCCCTTTATGATCCGGGTTTGATACTATTGCGGAATTAGAGAGCTCAGCGATTTAGCTGGCGTCGGGGAGTGCCGTCTGTTGTAGGGAGTGGGGTTCAGAGATGATCGAAACGATCTACGGAATTTTCCCTTATATGCACGAGTAGATTTGCCACCGAAAGTGTTTGGGGGATCATTTTTATGGTCTTAGGGTACGGAAACGACCTGCAGCTTCATTGATGGACTAGCACTGATGGTGTTTAACCAATTATGTCTGGCAATATTACACCTGGAAATTTTGGGACAGCTGATCCTCTAACTCAGCAAAGCGTGTTAAGTAGTGAAGACAGTGTACTTCGCTATCAATATACAGATCGTTATCTCCGCCCGTGTGATGATATTAAATCGGACGGATATTGGGCGTCCTTACAAGATGGTTTTATACATAAATTCTATCCTGTTAATGTGAGGTCTATAGATCCAGATTTCTGGATTCCTTGGACCTTTTGTGGAGGCCCATCTCATGATACTTTTATTTTATGTGAGAGTGTAGATCAGTTGACACTCGAGAAGTGGTATGAGATGAACGTTTTACATTTGGAGATGGAAGAGAAATATGAGAGTTCTCTCAGTATTCTCAACCCTGGCGATATTCCCGGTTTTCCGGAAGTATGCAGGGTGATGTACTCACAGATTTTTGATAGTGGGTTTGCTCAGATTGTTGACATTTGGTATGGACGGTCTGGCCCGACTCTTAAGATGATCTCGGGTGAGTACAGTAGCTTTTGTTTAAGTTCTGAGGATGAAGAAATCTTTGAAAGAAAGCTTCGTGATGATGGAATTAGTTCTTTGATTGCGCAACTTGATGAAGGTGAATTCGTCTCGCAGCAGTATGGGTACATAAGGATCAGGAATGATGTTCCCGATTTGACTGCGCAGAGTGGTATTGATCGTAGTATGCGTGAGAAAACCCCCCCTCTACCCAAATTATGCGGAGAGGTCCAGGGGGGGCTTATTTCTCCACCTACTACCCCAAATAGGAATTGTGAACCCACAACTCCTCCTAGAGGTCGTGGTCGTAGTCGGCCATCTACTACTCCGATTAGGCGGAATAATCCAGGTTTACGCTTGACCCCAACGGAGTTGGATCGGCTTCTGGCCGAGCGAAGGCGTGAGCAAGATCGAGATAGATCTAGGCGTCGGGATGGCAAGCAGAGGAAGAATATGGGTACCTTTTTGAGGCCCCAGACAGGAGTATTTGGCAGGTTAGGTAGATTCAATGTTGACTTGACACCAGAGACGGTGGAAGTTATTAAGAATGCTGCCGATCGAGTTGATCACTTCTCTGACCAAGTACCAGATCTTATATCAAAGATCGAGGAGATGATGCGCAATGGCGTGAAAGTAGAACACACTCTCCCAGCCTATCATGGAGCAGTACACATGCCCATGTTTATTTTGACCACTAGTTTGGTCATTAAAGCCGCTGCCACCAGGGATTCAAAATGGATAGCTGGTGCGACGGCGTGTGGAGCTTTGTGGACTGCCTTGATTTCGGCTGAGCACACCTCTTGGTTTGTAGACCAATTGGCGAAGCTCAGTCGAAGATGGTTTGTGCCTGAGGCCGTTGGTTTTGCTCCTCAGGGTATTGACCAGAGTTTAGTGCATGATCTGAGTGGTATTATTCTTGGCTATATGGCTATATCTAATGCCAGGTCAGCTCCCTCTGGTTCTACTGTCCGTTCGATTCTTAGGGATTTTAAGGATTTTGATCGCACTAAGACTGGCTTGACCAGTGTTGTGACTTATGCTTGCGAACTTGTTCAGAAGTTGGTCAATTATTTCGCTTCTGACGTACTCGGCCTTAAGACTATTGAAATTCTTGAGAAGAATATCCCAGAATTGAAACGGTGGTGTGAAAAGGTTGATCTTGTTGTAGATGAGAACAGGAGGGGCTTGTTGAAGATAAATGCGGTGAACTCCCAAAGAGTCACCGCTCTTCTTATGGAAGGTCATCATCTTGCTGCTAAACGTGTTTCTGGGATAGATAGTATCCAGATGCGCTCAGCATTGTCAGTATATATGGCAACCATGAGGAAATTAGCTGAACCTTTTGAGAAAGCCAACCTCAGTGGTTCTGGGCCTAGGATGGAACCAGTATGCGCTCTATTTCGGGGTTTACCCGGGGTGGGTAAGACTTACGTCTTATATCCGCTTATGAAGAGGGTCATGTCCCGTGTTCTCAATGCTGAAGAACTTAAGGACTTCGAGTCTGATTTCATGTCGTATGTCTATAATAGGCAAGCGGAGCATAAGTACTGGGATGGCTATAGAGGTCAACCGGTGGTTATTTTTGATGATTTTGGTCAAATGCGGGACGCTGCTGGCATGCCAGATAATGAATATCTCGAGCTCATCCGTGCTGGAAACATTCATCCATTTATATGCCACATGGCAGATATTGGAGCTAAGGGTACCACCACTTTTAAAGGCAAGCTCATCCTAGCCACGACCAATCAACGTGGTGAATTTCAGCCTGCTTCCATATGGGAGCCACAGGCAGTTATGCGTCGATTTGATATCGTTATTGACGTCTGTGTCAAGGCCGAGTTCGCCGCCAATCCACATGCCTCACCTACTGAACGAGTGATTGATAAGAATCACGAGGGCCTGAGAGATGGTAGATTCCGAGACGATATCTATGAATTTTACATCGCGCGGCGTCTACCTAGTGGTGTGATGATGTCAGGGGATACGGTTATATCCTTTGACACTCTAGTTGATAGAATTGTTGAGAGATACCGTGATGGAGAACGGAGAATGAATTCCTTTATGTCGCACCTTGATCTTATTGGTAGAGAGCTGAGACCCGAATCGGGTGTTGGACCTTCCGAAGTAAAGATGCAAGAATTAGAGGAATTCAATGAGGAGTTTGATAAGCAGGCTTCTGATATTTTGGAGGAAAGGCAAGCTAAGCGCGCCGAAAGCTTCGCATCAATGAGCACTGATGAACTCATTAGCGCTTTTGGGCATGGATCCAAATTGGCTCAGAGGACAGATTTAATGCAGTTTGACCACTGGGTGGAAGGCCTGCAAAAACAAGATTGGTGGGAGTCTCTTGAGAATCATATCAAGAGTGTGGCTAAATCCTTTGATTTAAATTATTGTTTGCTTGTTCTCTATAATATGAATCAAAATTTCCCTGAATTGCTTGAGAAGAATCCCTCAGTGTGTTTTACTGTTCTGACGAGGAGTGTGGCAAATAGAGCTTTCCTCGAGGCGTGTTTTAAATTTAGCATGCCCGAAGGTCCTGTTTGGACGCCTATGGATGATGATTTTGATGACCATCAATTCATTGTCAAATCTTACTTTAGGCGGTTCACAGATTTCTTTGCCAATGTTTGGAAGAAATTTTCATGGGTGCTTGATTGGAAAAAGACCCTAGCAACTGTGGCCACCTTTTTGGGGGTTTATGGTGTCTATAGGGCTTTCTTTAAGAAGAAAACCCTTCCAAAACCCCATGGTAGATGGGTTTTTACGCGGAAAAACCCACAAGATACATGTTGCCTATATCTGGCTGATGGTTGTGATAGAACTGTGGTGACAGATTGGATTGAGAGCGTTGCAATGAGCATTAATCGTAACTACGGTTCATTCGATGAAAAAGACCTGAAGTGTTTTAAAGGTCCAAATGGTTCAAGAATTTATGTTTATTGCAATGACGATGGTGAAGACATTGCTAATTGGATTAGAAGTCTTCTTCCAAAGGTCCAGCAACTTGGTATTTATGGTTCTTTGAATTTGGAGGAGCCTTTTGATGATGATAACCTTCTCAAACCGGCTGATGCTTGGGAGTTGCTTCCAGATGGAGAATCTCTAATCCCAGAGCATGGACCTTACCCTATGAGGAAGGGTGGTAAGAAGCATCGTGGCAGAATTGTTCAACCACATGTGGCTCTCCACCCTGAGGGTGGCGCGGATCCTAACCTCCCACCCTTGATTGATAAGGTCATTCGTAAGAACCAATATGAGTTAACGATGTACGATGTTGAAGGCAGGTTTGGCTTCGTCACATTTGTCAGGGGTCGTGTTGCTTATTGTCCTGACCATTATAGAACTCAGATCAAGGCCATTATTGAAGAGGATGGTCTTGATGAAAATGCAACGCTTTATTTGAGGAATATTTTCTCTAAGACCCTGATTCCGATGCCTGCTAGTTACATCTTGAATGGTAAACAGGATGACCGTAGCTCCAAAAATGACCTTTTGTTCTTTGAGGTCCCTTTTATGCAGCAACATCCCGATATTATTCGCTATTTTGTTACTAGGGAGCAATTTGCGCGTCCCCTGGATATTTACCTGCAATTAATTGGTTCCAAGATGTTCGGGGGTGAGGGTATTCAAATTCAAAAACATGCCCCGGCTAGGAGGATACCACCCCAGCGGGTCACGCATCATGATCCATCTAATGGATCTTATTCCATCATGGACTGCCTTTGGTATGAAGGCCATACGACCTATGGAGATTGTGGTATGTTACTTGCCATGGAGAATCGTAGTATAGGGCCTGGGAAATTTCTAGGTATACATGTCGCCGGTGATTCGCGTGGTGGTGGTGTCGGAGTTTTGAGTTTGAAGGAAGATCTGGAGGATGCAATGAAGCTCTTTGGTGAGCAGTTGCCACCACCTCCGGAGGTCTTAGAGCTTACTCCTCAGTGCATGGAGGTCCCTTTTAAAGGAAATTTCATGCCCTACTTTAAGTTGGATAAGCCTATATCTCAGCCCATGTCTACTAAGATCAGGAAGTCTAAACTTTACAACATGTGGACTAGGACGGAGAAGGCCCCAGCCCGATTGGCTCCCAAGTATCTGGAGGATGGCACCATCCTGGACCCTCGCGTCTTGGCCATAGAAAAGTATGGGGCCATTCCAATCATCCCGAATTATGATCTCATTGACATAGCTGGTGATTACATCTATTCCAAATGGGTCACTTTACTTGATAAGAATCATAAGGGTCAAATTTTCAACTTTGAAGATGCGTGCAGAGGTATTGAGGGGATTGATTTTTGTAATTCAATTCCCAGAAACACCTCTGCTGGTTATCCTTATGTCACTGATCCGCAGCCTGGATTTCGAGGTAAAGAGTTTTACTTTGGGAGAGGTGAGGAATATGATTTCTCTAGCAAACAATGTCAGGAGCTAAAGGCCAGTGTCTTGGATTGTATTGAGAAGGCACGTCATGGTGAGAGGTCTCTACATGTGTATGTTGATGCACTCAAAGATGAGCTTCGAAAGATTTCAAGGGTGGAAGAATGTAAGACCCGATTGATATCAGGCTCCCCGTTGCGATATACGATATTGTGTCGCATGTATTTTCTCGATTGGACTATGTGGATGATGAAGAAGAACGTTGGGGTTTGGGTTGGTGTTGGCATAAATCCCTATTCTGAGGACTGGGATTTTCTATCTCGGCATCTTAAAAGTATGGGACCTAAGGTTATGGCCGGAGATTATAGCGGCTTTGACACCTCACAATATGCAGCCCTCTTTGAGAAGTGCGTGGAGATCATTAATAGATGGTACAGTGATGGTGAAGAGAATGCTAGGATAAGGCGTGTTCTCTTCGCTGATTTGTGGAACTCTATCCACGTGAATGGGGATACCGTGTATCAGTGGATGAAATCTTTGCCCAGTGGCCATTTCCTGACAGCAATGATTAATTCCTTGGTCAACCTTATCAACCACGTTAAGTGCTGGATGAAGTTGCATCCCAGGGGTATAGCTGGCCTTGGAGAATTTGATGATAATGTGGCAATCGTCGCTTACGGAGATGATGTGGCGTTGAACGTGAGTGATTATGCCTGCGAATTTTATAATTACGTAACTATCTCCAGGGCGATGGCTACTTTCGGTTTTACTTATACGGACGAGATGAAGAGTGGTTCAGAGGTTTTATATCGTTCTTTGGACGAGATAACCTTTTTGAAAAGGGGTTTTCGTAACGAACCACTTGTTGGGCGTTACGTGGCTCCATTAGCTCTTTCATCTATTTTGGACATGCTCTACTTTACTAAAAAGGGAGCGGATTCGGATATGATCACTAAGGATAATGTCTGCCGTGCTGTGGCGGAATTAAGTTTGCACAGTAAGGAGGATTTTGTCCGATGGGCACCCAAGGTTTTGGAGGGGGCCCGAGAAAAATTAAATTTCCAACCCCCGGTGATCCAACGGGCGGCACTGCTGAAAATGACGTGTCAGAGGATCGATTATTTGTGAGCATAGATGTGATCTTGCTAGGGCCGATTAAATTATCTGATGGGTCTAATGTCCTAGCATTGCTGTCTATGCTGTGGGTGTACCTGTTTAGGTTTACCGCACAGGGTCGCCCGGTGGCAGTCCCACCAATACCCAGTGCACCCATCAGTTGGCGCAGAATTAAGTCATTCTGTTGCTGTATACCTCGACTTGCAAACAATAATAATGATGGTCAGGCTCAACCTTTAACTGAAGCCTCCGTGGAGCGTGAGGAGATCACCACGTTCCATGAAGATAAAATAGCGGAAAAAGCCTCTGTTAGCAATTATGTTAACATTGGCAACAATTTGTTAAATTCCGCGATTGATCAGAGAGTCCATGATATAAAGGACTTTCTTCGACGACCCGTGTTGTGTTGGACGGGTTCGTGGTCGGCTAGCTCCTTGGTCGCCCAACCACTTGTTTCTATGGCTTTCCCTAGTACTTGTATTGCTAAAAGTTCTTACAAGGAGAAGATGAGGGGTTTCTACGGATTTAGGGCTAAGATGGTCATTCGGGTGCAATTGAATGGCCAGCGCTTCCAGCAGGGTAGAATGCTATTGCATTATCTACCAGAGACTGCGGAGATGCAGCCACATCGTAAATTTACGGCTATGGCTCACTTGAGTATGATAACGCAACAACCGCGTATGGATATTGATGTGGCCGTCGATACTGAGGTCATTATGGAAATTCCCTACGTTAGCAACCAACTATACTCTAGTCTAATTGATGACACCAATGATTATGGAACTTTTTATCTGACCCCATATACTGCATTGAAGGTGGGATCGGGGGCTGCGTCGGTTCAGATGAGTGTGTGGTGCCATTTTGAGGACGTTGAGATTGTATATCCTACTGTTCCTGGTTTGGTCACCCAATCTGGTATACGTAGGAAGAAGGCCCGTGGAGGGGCCAGTATTGGTGCGGTTGACGTCACAGACCAGGAATTAAATTCAACTGGTCTTGGGCCTATTTCAGGTTTAGCCACAAGGGTGTCGAATGCGGCTGGAATTTTGAGTGAAATACCTCTGATCTCAGCTTTTACTGCCCCGGTTTCTTGGGCAAGTAATATCGTCGCTCGTTCCGCTTTGGCCCTGGGCTATTCTAAGCCTAGTTTTGAAGGAAATTTTGGACGTGGTGTGCCGACGGCTTTCCCAAACATGCATAGTGTGGATGGTATTGATAACTCTACCAAGTTGGCATTGACTTCAGATAATAAAGTCGAAATGTTGCCTGGATTCGCTGGCACGGATGTTGATGAGCTAGCTTTCTCCCACATATTGCAGATACCTTCATATTGTGGTTCATATCAATGGAAGACTGCGGACTTGCCAGGTTCGTTGTTGTATGCCCAGTCCGTCAATCCTTTGAGCTTTGGCTCTGGTGTGCCATATCCCACTGTATCGGGCACCCAAACTGTCTATTTTCACCCCACTATTGGTTATGTTGGCAACCTGTTTAAATATTGGAGGGGGTCTATCAACTTCACCTTCAAGATTGCCAAGACAGAGTTCCATAGTGGTAGATTAATGTTTGGCTTTATGCCAGGTAAGAATAGACAAATAGCAGATGCTGGTTTTGCTGATTCCCAGTATCTGTTCAAAGAGGTTTTTGATCTAAGGACCTCGTCAGAATTCAGCGTCACTGTCCCTTTTGTGGCTTTACATCCTTACCTTGAGATAGGAGACTGGTCTGGTGTGGTTTATCTATGGGTTCTCAACCCACTGACAGCTCCAGATACTGTCAATCCTATAGTAGATTTTGTTCTTGAGGTTTGTGGTGGGCCAGACATGGAGTTCGCAGCACCCAGATTATGGAACATGGGTGCCATTAATCCTAAACAACCTGTTCTCATCGCTCAGAGTGGAATAAGGAGGATTCGGGGCTTAGTCCCACAGGGCATGGCTCCTCGGTTAAATACGGGAGCTGATGTCCATGACCATGTTGATAATGAGACAGTGACACAGAGTGGAGTGCTTACAACTCTTGAGCCTGCCAAATTTTGTATTGGCGAAAGGATTTTATCCATCCGCCAATTGCTCAAGATGAGTACGCTTCATATTAGCGGGACCATAGCTAGTAGCTCCAGATTGCTAATTAACCCATGGGTAACTCAAGTTCCTGTGCATGTAGTCGCAACAAACTTCCCAACAAATTGGGCCCCTGTTGATCTGGTGTCCTATTTCCTTCCTCTTTTTAGATATTATAGGGGAGGGATGAGATTTAAGGTCGTTTGGAATAGTTCGGTCTCAGCTGGGAATTTCTTTTATTCCAGGTTATCCACCAATACCACACCCATTACTTTCAATACTAATGGGATGATAATTGATGGTAACGGTGCGGCTGATGCTAATGGTAACTTGGTTTATGACGCTCCCGTCGTTGGTAATTCGATGATGGGCATGTTGCCTGAAGTTGAAGTTCCCTATTATGGCAACACTCACGCACGTCATGTGTATAATGTGGCTTCAAATGCCACTTTAGCGTATGACAACCAAAAGTGCGGTCCCCTACTGCAAATTTCTAGTAGTGCTGTTACTACTCAACCTAGAATTTATAGAGCAGTGGCGGATGATTTTGGGGCGGGTTTCTTTATAGGAACCCTACCTCTCGTTTAGAGAGGCCCCTGACCCAATGAACTCGTGAAGCTGAGGTTTTCCAACCCGGTTTCACTTATGAAGTTTCGCGAGAATCTTCAGCCCCCCCGGGTTCATTGGGGGGCGAAGATGACGTGGGGGGTCAATAAATTGGACAAATACTAGTCCAAGCACGTATTGTGCATACTCGCGGTTTTAATGCAGCACAGCCTTCCAGTTTTGGTTATGGGAGGGCTTCTGCCCGAGGGCAATACCCTTTTATCTTGTAGATATTACCTCTTTTTGGTTTAAGATGGAGAGATGAATGAGTCAAATTGGCAGACGACTGATAAGGTAGCCATGAACCGCTCGG